ACCACATTAAGATTAGGTAGTAGAATTATTGGTAAGTGTATGATGGGTTCAACATCAAACTCTTTAGATAAAGGTGGTGAAAACTTTAAAAAATTATACGATGACTCAAATGTTACGCAACGAAACGCCAACGGACAGACTCGTTCGGGACTCTATTCTTTGTTCATTCCTATGGAATGGAACTACGAAGGATACATTGATTCTTATGGATTACCTGTGTTCGACACACCTAGCAACCCCACACTTGGGCCCAAAGGAGACAAAATTGAAATTGGAGTTATTGAGTACTGGCAAAATGAAGTTGAAGGATTAAAGCAAGATCAAAACGCTTTAAACGAATTTTATAGACAATTTCCAAGAACTACACAGCATGCTTTTAGAGATGAATCAAAGTCATCACTATTTAATCTAGTTAAAATTTATGAACAAATAGATTTTAATGAAGATTGTGAAAGTTATAAAATGGTAACTAAAGGTTCTTTTCAATGGGAAAACGGTGTAAAAGATACTAAGGTTATATTTATGCCAAACAACAATGGTAGATTTAATATATCATGGGTTCCTCCTATAAATCTACAAAACAATGTTGTAATGAAAAACGGTATAAGATACCCAGGTAATGAACATACTGGTTGTTTTGGATGTGATCCTTATGATATATCTGGAACAGTAGATTCAAGAGGATCAAATGGAGCATTACACGGACTTACAAAATTTTCTATGGAAAACGTACCACCAAATATGTTTTTTTTAGAATATATATCAAGACCTCAAACTGCTGAAATATTTTTTGAAGATGTTTTAATGGCTTGTGTGTTTTATGGTATGCCAATACTTGCAGAAAATAACAAACCTAGACTTTTGTATCATTTTAAAAGAAGAGGTTATAGAGGTTTTTCTATGAATAGACCTGATAAGTTGTTAATAAAACTTTCTGTAACTGAAAGAGAAATAGGTGGTATACCTAATTCTAGCGAAGATATTAAACAGGCACATGCTGCCGCTATAGAATCATATATAGAAACTTACATTGGTAATTTAGGTGGAAGATATGGTGATACTTATTTTCAAAAAACATTAGAGGATTGGGCTAAATTTGATATAAACAATAGAACAAAGCATGATGCTTCTATTAGTTCTGGTTTAGCTATTATGGGTTGTAATAAAAACATGTATAAACCTATATTTAAAAGAGAATTAACTCCAAAACCTTTAGGTTTTAAAAAATACAGTAATAAAGGACATATTTCAAAAATAATAAAATAAATGATAACATACAATTACGCAGGTTCATTTCCTAGTCAGGTGGTACCAGATGAGGAAAAGCAAACGATGGAATACGGTTATGCTGTCGGTAGAGCTATTGAAGGCGAATGGTTTTCTGGAGATAGAGGTGGTATGGGAAACAGATACCAAAATAGTTGGTTAAACTTTCATAGACTAAGACTTTACGCAAGAGGCGAACAACCTGTACAAAAATATAAAGATGAATTAGCAGTTAATGGAGATTTATCTTATTTAAACTTAGACTGGAAACCAGTACCTATTATACCTAAATTTGTAGATATAATAGTAAACGGAATGTCTCAAAGAATTTTTGATATAAAAGCTTTTGCTCAAGATCCAGAATCATTAAAGCAAAGAACAAAATATGCAGACGCTATCATGAGAGATATGTATGCTAAAGAAATGATACAAGCTACAAAAGAAGCTACAGGTATGGATTTCTTTAACTCTGCTGACCCTAATAATATTCCAGAAACTCAAGAAGATTTAGATTTGCATATGCAGTTAAGCTATAAACAGTCTATAGAAATAGCAGAAGAAGAAGCTATAGACAATGTTTTACAAGCTAATAAATACGAATTAGTAAAAAGAAGATTAATTGAAGACTTAACAGTTATAGGTATAGGTGCTACTAAAACAAGTTTTAATTTATCAAATGGAATAGATATTGACTATGTAGATCCAGCTAATTTAGTTTATTCTTATACTGATGATCCAAATTTTGAAGATATATATTATGTTGGAGAAGTTAAATCACTTAGTTTAGTTGAGGTTAAAAAACAATTTCCATGGTTATCAGATCAAGAATTAGAAAAAATACAAAAATTTCCTGGTAATGCAAATTATACTAGAAATTTTTATGCACAGCAAGATTCTTACAATCAAGTTCAGGTGTTGTATTTTGAATATAAAACTTATACTAATCAAGTTTTTAAAATAAAACAAACAGAACAAGGTTTACAAAAAGCACTAGAAAAGCCAGATACTTTTAATCCAGAACCTAATCAAAATTTTGAAAGAGTTGGAAGGTCAATAGAGGTATTATACACAGGGGCTAAAATATTAGGTCATGAAATGATGTTAGACTGGAAATTGTCAGAAAACATGACTAGACCTAATTCAAACATTAGTAGAGTAAATATGAATTATTGTATATGTGCTCCTAAATTATACAAAGGTATGATTGAGTCTACAGTAAGTCGTATTACTGGTTTTGCTGATATGATACAGTTAACCCATTTAAAGCTTCAACAAGTTTTATCTCGAATGGTACCAGATGGTGTTTTTGTTGATGTTGATGGTTTAGCAGAGGTTGATTTAGGTAATGGTACAAATTATAACCCAGCAGAAGCATTAAACATGTATTTCCAAACTGGTAGTATAGTTGGTAGATCTATGACTCAAGAAGGAGATATTAATAGAGCTAAAGTACCTATTCAAGAACTTCAAACATCTTCAGGTGGTCAAAAAATTGGTAGTTTAATTCAAACTTATCAATACTATTTACAAATGATAAGAGATGTGACCGGATTAAATGAAGCTACAGATGCTAGTACTCCTGATGTAAAAGCTTTAGTAGGTTTACAAAAAATAGCAGCTGCTAATTCAAACACGGCTTTAAGACACTTAATGAAAGCAAGTTTATACTTAACATTAAGAATATGTGAAAATGTTTCTTTAAGAATAGCAGATGTTCTTCAATATCCTTTAACTAGAGCAGCTTTAATAGATTCAATATCAGCTTATAATACAGGTACATTAGAAGAATTACAAGAAAAAAATCTACAAGATTTTGGAATATTCTTAGAATTAGAACCAGACGAAGAAGCTAAAGCTCAATTAGAACAAAACATACAAGTTGCGTTAGCATCAGGAGGAATTGATTTAGATGACGCTATTGATGTGAGACAAGTTAAAAACTTAAAACTTGCTAATCAATTATTAAAACAAAAGCGTAAACAAAAATTAGAAAAAGATCAAGCTGCTCAACAAGCTAATATACAAGCTCAATCTCAAGCAAATGCTCAAGCGGCTGAACAAGCAACTTTAGCTGAAATGCAAAAACAACAAGCATTAGCTGAAACAGAAGTTCAGATTGAACAAGCTAAATCTCAATTTGAAATACAAAGAATGCAAACAGAAGCAAGTATTAAAAAAGAATTAATGGCTGAAGAGTTTGGTTATAACATGCAGTTAGCAAGAATTAAAGCTGAAGCTGAAACAACAAAAGAAAGAGAGATAGAAGGTAGAAAAGATAAAAGAATTAAAATGCAAGGCACACAAGAGTCTCAATTAATACAACAGAGACAAAACAATGCTTTACCTACAGATTTTGAATCTGCTGGTTTTGATTCTTTAGGAGGTTTTGATCTAGAGCAATTTGAACCTAGATAAACTATTTATTAATTATTTAATTATATTATATTATGTCAGAAAAAACAAAAACAAATGAACCTGTTAAACAGGAAGGTGACTTTAAAGTTAAAAAGAAAAGAATACCTAAAAAACTTAGTGTTCCTGAAGAAACAGTAAAAATTGATTTAGCAGCAGTTAAAAAAGCTGATGAACCTGTTAAAATTGATTTAACAAAAAAAGAAAATAAAGATGCCATTCAAGACGAAAAAACAGAGAGCAGCGTGTTACGCGAAGAAGGATCCGAGGTGGGACTGCAAGAAGTGGGACAAACACACGAAGACACCGTTGAGAATGTTATTGAAGAAATACCAGTAACAGAAGAAGATAAGGAAAAAGAGGTAAAAAAAGAGGTTGAACAAACTAAAAAAGTAGAACAACCATTAAGACAATTACCTGAAAATGTAGATAAGCTAGTTTCATTTATGGAAGAAACTGGAGGAACTGTTGAGGATTACGTTCGATTAAACGCTGATTATGACAACATAGATAACGAAGCGTTGTTAAGAGAATATTATAAAAATACTCGTCCACATTTAACTTATGAAGAAGTTAATTTTTTATTAGAAGATAACTTTAAAATAAATGAAGATGTTGACGAAGAGCGAGATATTAAAAAGAAACAGCTCGCGCATAAAGAAGAAGTTGGAAAAGCTAAAAGCTATTTAAATGATCTTAAAATTAAGTATTACGATGAAATCAAGTTGAAATCAAACGTAAACAAAGATCAGCAAGCAGCTATAGATTTTTTCAACCGTTACAACGAAGATCAGAAAACACTATCTCAACAGAGAGAGGTTTTTCAAAAAGTAACTAAAGATACTTTTACTGATGAATTCAAAGGTTTTGATTTTAAAGTAGGTGAGAAAAAATTTAGGTACGGAGTAAGAAATCCTAACGAAATAGTGGAAAATCAAATAGACATTACAAATTTTGTAAAGACGTTCTTAGACAAAGATGGTATGTTAGTTGATCCACAGGGATACCACAAAGCCATGTATGCGGCTAGAAATTCTGATACTATTGCAAAACATTTTTACGAGCAAGGAAAGGCAGATGCTACTAAAGATTTAGTTGCTAAAACTAAAAATTTAAGTACTGAACCTAGAAAAGAAAGCTCAGGAGATGTTTTTGTTGGTGGTATTAAAGTTAAAGCAATAAGTGGCTCTGATGCTTCAAAACTTAGAATAAAAACAAGAAAATTTAACAATTAAAACAATTAGAAATGAGTTTAGCTCCACAATTTGGGAAAATTGTCCCATCACAAAAACAAGAGTTACTTAACAGTAACTATTTACAGTGGAATGATAAGGCTGGAGATAATTTTGCGGATTTTGCGCAACAGTATCTTCCTGAAATCTACGAACAAGAAGTTGAGCGTTATGGAAACAGAACGTTATCAGGATTCTTGAGAATGGTAGGTGCAGAAATGCCTATGACTTCCGATCAGGTTATTTGGTCTGAGCAAAACAGGTTACACATTGCATATGATGGTATTGCTATCGGAAATGGTGCAGGTGTAAACACTGTTACAATTACTGTAACTGCTACAGTAAAAAACGTAGTATCTCCTAAGAGTACTATCGTTATTATGGATGCAGCTGGTAAAGAAATTAAAGCTTATGTATCTGCTAGTAATACTGCTACAGGTGTATTAAACGTTCTTCCTTACACAGCGGCTGATTTACAAGGATTTGCTGCAACTGGTAAGATCTTTGTTTACGGTTCTGACGTACAAAAAGGTCAGTCTGTAAGCAATGCTTCAGACACAGCAGGTGCTGTAACTGGCGATCAATACATTAGTGTTGACCCTGCGTTCCAACAGTATAACAATTCACCAATCATTATCAGAAGCAAATATGTTGTGTCTGGTTCTGATACAGCTCAAATTGGCTGGGTTGAAGTTGCTACTGAAGACGGAACATCTGGATATTTATGGTACTTAAAAGCTGAGTCTGAAACAAGACTTAGATTTGAAGACTACCTAGAAATGTCTATGGTTGAAGGTGAATTAAGTGCTAACGGTGGTGCTGCTATTAAAGCGTTTACTGCTTCAGCAGGTATCGATTCATTTGATGCTATTCTTAAGAACTTAGATACACAAGGTGCAATTGAAGAAAACATGCTTTTCTTACAAAGACAAACAGCTCTTGACTTTGATGATATGCTAGCGCAAATCTCAGGTGGATATGCTGGTGGTACTGCATTTGGTCTATTTGAAAATTCTGAAGAAATGGCTTTAAATTTAGGTTTTTCTGGATTTAGAAGAGGTTCTTATGACTTCTACAAAACTGACTGGAAATACTTAAACGATGCTTCTACAAGAGGTGCTATGACAGGTGTAAGTTCAATTGAAGGTGTATTAGTACCTGCAGGAACTTCAACTGTTTATGACCAAATTCTTGGAACAAATATCAGAAGACCTTTCTTACATGTAAGATATAGAGCTTCTCAAGCTGATGATAGAAGAATGAAATCATGGTTAACAGGTTCTGTTGGCGGTGCTTATACTTCTACTCTTGATGCTATGGAAGTTAACTTCTTATCAGAAAGATGTCTAGTAACTCAAGCAGCTAACAACTTTGTATTATTCAAAGGTGTGTAGTTGATTTATAAAGGTTAGGGCGCTTCGGCGCCCATATACCTTTTAATTATTTAATTATATTATATTATGTCAAAAAAAGAAACAGCAGAAAAAATTGTAGAGGTTGCACCTCCAAAAAAACCAACTAAACCAAGTTGGGAAATAAAAGATAGAAGGTATTATCTTCAGGATAATAAATCGCCTTTAACATTTACAATACCATCAAAACATACCAGTAAACACTCTTTGTTATATTTTGATGAAAAAAAAGGTAGTCAAAGAGAATTAAGATATGCTACAAATCAAGATTCTCCTTTTGTTGATGAACAAAAAGGTGAGGCTACATTAGGTCATATTGTTTTTAAAGAAGGTGTATTGATGGTTCCTAAAGAAAAACAAAACTTACAAAAGTTGTTATCATTATATCATCCAGCTAGAAAAAATATTTATTCAGAGTTTGATGCTGTAGAAGAAGCAACAGACGAATTAGCATTACTTGATTTACAAGTAACAGCTTTGAATATGGCTAGAGAAATAGATATAGATATAGCTGAAGCAATACTTCGTGTTGAAATAGGATCAAAAGTAAACTCAATGTCTTCTAAAGAATTAAGAAGAGATTTACTTATATTTGCTAGATCAAAACCTGTTTTGTTTATAGATTTAGTACAAGATGAAAATGTTCAATTAAGAAATGTAGCTATTAGAGCAACTGAAGTTGGTATTATAAAATTATCTCAAGATCAAAGATCTTTTTCATGGGCTTCTAATAATAGAAAACTTATGAATGTTCCTTTTGATGAAAACCCGTACTCAGCAATGGCTGCGTTTTTCAAAACAGATGAAGGTGTAGAAATTTACAAATCTATAGATAAAAAACTATAAATACCTGTAATTATAATAATATAGTCAGGGTCTTTTGGCCCTGCACTATAATTTTAAAAAAAAATTAAATGGCTATAAACGTAGATAAAGTTTACAAAACAGTCTTACTAATAATAAATAAAGAACAAAGAGGTTATTTAACTCCAGATGAGTTTAATAAAATAGCTACTCAAGCTCAGTTGGAGATTTTTGAAAGTTATTTTGAAGAATTAAATCAACAGTATAGATTGCCAGATAACAACAGTGAATACGCGGATAGACTTAAAAATTTAAGAGAAAAACTATCTGTATTTCAAGAATCAGGATCTTGTTCCTATATAGGTCCTTATTTTAGCTTACCCACATCTTCACAAACCGGGGTTAGCCAAACATTTGTGACAACAACATCTTCACAATATATAATAACACAAATAGATTTAGCGCAGTTAGATGCAGGGCAAATATCAGTTAGTCTAGAAGATAACGCGGGTGTATTACAGCCTATTGCGGAGTTTACTAATTGGACAGT